TATATAATTGTGCGATCATTGGATGAGTTGATTGAAAAGCTAAAATATTACGAATCGCAAAAATTTATCGAACAGGATAAAATTATGAAAGCATACAGGGAAGGATACACAGATGGCAAATTAGAAAATCAAATGACAATACGATGAATTTAAACAGGCAAAAGGCAATCGATTGGGCCAATGAAAGAATTGCAGATCCAAATTTTAGTGAACAGCCAATCCGGGTGAACGCATGGGAACTGATTGAGAATCCAAAAATGTTTTTGGAAACGTGTGTGGCCCGGCTGATGCACGGATCAGAAAGGGAAAAACGTGTTGTTTATAATCGTGTTAGAAACCTAAAAATTTATTACAATGACATACAGCGATGAACATATATTTGTGAATGGTGACATCAAATGTCCTGATTCAATAACAAGAGAGGAGGCATTGGAAATCATTGAGGATATACAGGAAATAATGATATTCCATAAGATTATCAAAATTGACCTTTGCATTGATCCATACAAATTCCCGAAAGATTTACTAGATATCCAAAACCGATGAAAATACAAGGCAATAAATGGCCTATATTAACAAAAATACAAACCTATGAAAACGACAAAAGACAAAATCAGATTATTGACTTTCTTTGCATTGTGCCAAAATATGTTGGATTTCATTGATGGATCGTGGCACGGCCATCCGGCAAACAAACAGGCCGTGAAGATGGTGACAAAACAAATGATTAGGGAGTTAGAAAAAACAATGGCCGTATTGTTCCCGGCAAATCGAAATGATGATCCGGAATTGCCTGATGCGTTGGATACATTTCAAAATGCGTGTACAGCAATGGAGGCATTTTTTATGCTTGGAATGAACATCGATTCAATGGATCAAGTCAAAAAGGATTCATTGAACACACAATTGAATATTTTATTAAAAAGTTACGGAATAGATTGTTGGGAAAAACCAATGAAAGAATTATGGAAGGATTAGAAATTTGGCTACCGATTGACAATTACATCGGATTGTATGAAATAAGCAATTTTGGCCGTGTGAAAAGTTTACCACGCAAAATGAATAATAAGGTGGTAAAAGAAAATATTTTCAATGAATCTATTGGAGCCAATGGATATTCAAAGGTGACATTGTCGCATTATGGAGAAACCAAAACATATTTGGTTCACAGATTGGTTGCAATTGCATTTTTAGGCGATAAAAGACATTTGCAGGTTAATCATAAGGATTCAAATACATTAAACAATCACGTTTCAAATTTGGAATGGGTTACACAGGCCGAAAACAATCAGCATAAATGGGATAATTGCAAGACAAAATCAAGCAAATACAAAGGTGTTTCATTCAAAAAGAAATTGAATAAATGGCAGGCATACATTTATGATGGCAATAAACAGAAATATTTAGGTGTTTTTGAAAATGAAATTGATGCCGTAAAATTTGTTTCACAATCACGTGATGCAATTGCAAATATAAGGTAAATTTACATCGCAGTTGGGTGATGAATAACTGTCGGATCAAAAGCACAAATATTTACCTAATCAATATAATATGAGAAATGTTCCTGATCAATTCATCAAGGAAAATGACAGCCGTGAAATGGTTCATCATCCGCAACATTATGCATCTGATGGAGGCATTGAGGCAATTGATGTAATCGAATCATTCGAATTAGGTTTCAATTTAGGAAACGCAATCAAATATATTTTAAGGTCAGAAAAGAAGGGTAATAAAAAACAAGACTTGGAAAAGTCATTGTGGTATATTAACAGGGAACTTTCTAAATTTAAAGGGTAATGGATCAGAATCATTTAGTCACAATGGCTTGGTGGGTTGGTGGCATTGAATGCGTGTTTATATTAGTAATGATTAAATTAATATTTGATGAAAAAAATAGGTTTAAATAGTCAGGTGGCGAAATGGTAGACGCTAATTGAAGGAATAAAGTGCTAACCTACCATATAGGATAATGGGACTTCAATTGATATGGTTGCAAACATAATGCAGGTTCGAATCCTGTCCTGACTACTAGGGATAAGCACACTAACTACCTTTTTTCAAAATAGAATGCTGACAGCCGGAAAGACGGCAAATTTTAATGTTAATATTTGAACAACAAACCATTTTGTCATTCAAAATTGGCTAAAAATGATAAACAAATGATTGAGGAAGTCAATATCAAATTAGTAATTCCGCATCCAAACAATCCACGAACAATTGTTGATGCTAAATTCAAAAAATTGGTGCAATCCATTAAGGAATTCCCTGAGATGCTACAATTGCGACCAATCGTTGTTGATGACAATATGATTGTATTAGGTGGCAATATGCGTTTACGTGCCTGCATTGAAGCCGGATTGAAACGTGTGCCGATCATCAAAGCATCAGCATTGACAGCCGAACAACAAAAACGTTTTATCATTACCGACAACGTTGGGTATGGTGAATGGGATTGGGATATGTTAGCCAATCAATGGGAGATGGATGATTTGACAGAATGGGGTGTTGATTTGCCGGTTTATAAGGAATTGGGATTTGAATTGCCTGTTGATCCAACGGCCGATCCCAAAGATCAATTTTTGATTGAGGTGGTTTTTGAAACGGAGGAACAAAGACAAATGGCATACAATCATTTCATTGAAAATGGTTTAAATTGCAGATTAAAAAAATAGAATATGGCGGTGAATGCACGTGTGACAAAGTTGAATAAAAAACGGATGTTGGATGCCCTTGAAAAATCATTGGGTATCGTGACCACAGCATCAAAGGCAACGGACATCCCTAGATCAGTGCATTACGAGTGGATGCAAAAGGATCCGGAATATCGTGAAGCGGTGGAGGCATTGGCCGACATGACATTGGATTTTGCCGAATCGCAGTTACACAGACAAATCAAAGATGGCAACACAACGGCCACAATATTTTATTTAAAGACCAAAGGCAAAAAACGTGGATACGTAGAACGCACGGAGGTAGTACATGAAACCGGCATTGAATCTGCCATAATAGAATGGACACCGGCAACAATCGAAAACGAATAGGGCAGAAATGCAACATTCAGTTTTATCAGACATTAAACAGCACCAAAAGAATCAAAGTACATCAGGGCGGAACACGTTCGGGGAAAACGTATGCCCTGTGTCAATACCTGATTTATAAAATGACATCATCGCCAAAACCATTGGTGATTTCAATTGTACGGAAAACATTGCCGGCATTAAAGGGATCAGTTCAACGTGATTTCCTTGAAATATTAGACAATTTGGGCATCCTCTATGTGGGCCAACATAACAAATCTGAAAACACATACACGTTTGGTGGTCACGTTGTGGAATTTTTATCAGTTGATGAACCACAAAAGATCAGGGGCCGGAAACGCAACATTTGCTATTGTAACGAGGTAAATGAATTAGATCACGAGGATTTCAGGCAGTTGTTAATGCGTACAACCGATGAGATGATATGCGATTTTAATCCATCCGATCCGGTGCATTGGATTTATGATGAGGTCATCACACGTGATGATTGTGACACATGGATCACAACGTATTTGGATAATAAGTTTTTGCCGGCTGAATTAGTCAATGAAATTGAAAGATTAAAGGCGAAAGATCCGGATTATTGGATGGTGTACGGTGAGGGGAAACGTGCCGTGTTTAGTGATCGCCAAATATTCCCTAATTGGCAATTCATTCCAAAGGCAGAATTTCCTGAATTTGATGATGTGTTTTACGGTCTTGATTTTGGATTTAGTCACGATCCAACGGCCATTGTTCAATTGGCAAAGGTTGGTGATAAATTGTACATCCACGAAATTATGTACAAAAAGGGCATGACCAATCGTGACATTGCTGATTTCTTAAAAGAAAAGAAAATCAACGAACACATAATTTATTGCGAATCTGCTGAACCCAAATCAATTGAGGAATTAAGACAGATGGATATTTTGGCCGTGCCTGCAATCAAAGGCGAAGGATCAATCAAGGCCGGGATTAGTTTATTAAAGGAACATGAGGTGATTTGTTCAAAGGAATCAAACAATTTGCACAATGAATTTCAGTTTTATTTTTGGGAGCAATTAAAGGATGGAACGATTATAAATAAGCCAATAGACAAACACAATCACCTAATGGATGCAATCCGATATGGGGTTTATACCAAATACAAAAATCGTTCTGATTTTTTTGTGGTTTAATTCGTTATTTTTGAGAAAAAAAAGCAATAAAGATGGCATCATTGATTGATACATTCCGGCAGACCATTGCCAAAGCATTGACCACAGGAACAAATCCGGCATACAACAAATTGGTTTATACGTGGCTAGGTACTAATATCATCATGAATGAAGACAATGATGTCACATACATTCGTGATGGATACCAACGCAATGCAACGATTTATTCCATTATTAACCTAATTGTTAAGTCAGCGACAACAATCCCGATGACCGTTTACAGGGTTACAAATGAGGGATCAGCAAAGCAATACAAGGCAATGACATCAGGTGTGATGGATGGTAATGCAATGTACAAAGCCAACATATTACGCAAAAGAGCATTTGAAGAAGTTAAGGATTCAGAATTAGAGGCACTATTGAAGCGACCAAACCCGGAACAATCGTTTTCGGCATGGTTGGGTGAATTAGTTGCATTCGGTAAACTAACCGGGAACAGATACATCTATGGAATTGGGCCGGATACAGGGCCAAATCAGGGTAAATTCACGGAATTATATGCATTGCCTTCACAATTGGTTGAAATCGTTTCAGGCGGTGTGATGGAGCCGGTGGCAGGATACAAAATTCAATACAATTCAATGATTGAGGTGGCACCTGAATTAATTTGCCACATTAAAGATTTTAATCCGGATTACGACAGCAGCGGTTCAAACTTGTATGGCCAATCGCCTTTGCGTGCCGGCCTGCGTGTTTTATCGGCCAACAATGAAGCCGTAACAACCGGATTAAAATATTTGCAGAATCAAACATCACGTGGTATTTCAAAAGATGGTAATTTGACTGAGGTGCAAGCACAGGCATTAAAAGACAAATTCAGAAAAAATTATCAGGGGGCATCAAATGCAGGTGATGTTATTATCACACCAAAGGATTTGTCATGGGTTAATTTTGGTTTATCAGCATCGGATTTGTCATTGATTGAGCAATACAATGGTACCATTAAGGATTTGTGTAATATTTACAATATCCCGGTTCAGTTGCTAAACAACACGGATTCATCGACATACAACAACATGAAGGAAGCCAAAAAGGCCCTTTATCAAAATGCGGTGATTCCTGAATTGATCAAAATTCGTGATGAATTAAATCGTTGGTTGGCACCAAAATACGGCAAAGGGGATGAATATTTCATTGACTTTGATTTCACGGCCATCAGCGAGATGCAAGAGGAGGTTGACAAATTGGTGAATCAGTTGGCATCTGCTTGGTGGGTTACACCAAACGAAAAACGTGATGCAATGAATTACGCAATGGACACAGAAAATGCGTTCATGGATGATTATTTTATCCCGGCTAATTTGATGGCACAGAATCCATCTTTGCCATCGTTAGAGAATCCAAAGTCATTGGACATTCAGTATTCAACAAAGGCGGCATCAAATGAGATGTACGATGACTATCCAAAGAAAGCATCATTGAACGCACAAAAGATGTTGGATTGGAAACAGGAATACCCGGATGAAATTCGTGGAGGCACCGAAATTGGGTGGACACGTGCAAGACAATTAGCAAATCGTGATGAAATCAGCCGTGATATTGTTAGCAGAATGGCACAATTCAATCGCCATCGCCAAAACGCAACGATTGCAGATGAATACAAGGATACACCATGGAAGGATGCAGGGTATGTGGCATGGAATTTATGGGGAGGAACTGAGGGTGTTGATTGGGCAATCAAGAAAATAAAGGAAATAGATGCCGTTACCGAATCCTAATAATGGCGAAAGCCAAAATGATTTCATGGCCCGTTGTGTTGTTGATCCTAATATTGTCAATGATTTTGGCACTATTGATCAACGTGTGGCGGTTTGTAGCAATCTATTTAATCCAAAGAAAGAGGAAAAGGCACAATCGACAGACAATTGGCCGGATGAGTTCGAAAAGGAATTGACCAAAGCGGAACGCACATCAATCAAGGATTTTACAGAGTTTTACAAAGCGGAATATAATGATGCAATTGATTTGTATTTGAAAATCAAATCAATGACCACAGCAACAGCACAGCAGTTTTTTCAGGACAGCAAATATGTTGGAATGTACGAAGGGATGTATTCCAAAATCGGTTTACAATTTGCAAATTGGTATTCAAGAAATGTTAAAAAGTATTTGCCAAAAGCCGATGCAGGTAATATGCAATCCATTTGGGCGAATGCATTTGCGTTCATGGGGAATCAAGTGGCGGGCCAAAGGGTTACAATGGTATCATCAACGGCACAGGCTACATTGACAAATACATTGCGACAATTCATGTCGGATCCGATATTTATGTCAGCCGGTGAAAAGGTTCAGGCCAAAATGTTGCGACAAAAATTTGATTATTTAGCAGATTATCAGGCACGAAGAATTGTTCGCACGGAGGCCACAAATGCAGCCAATTATGCAACCGAACAAGCGGCATTGAATCTGTTTCCGGGTGCCGATATGACCAAAACATGGAAATCAGGATACGATGCAAGGGTAAGACCGGCACATCAGGCAGCAAACAATCAGGTTGTTCCATTTAATAGCAAATTTTCAGTTGGTGGCGAATCATTGCAAAGACCGGGCGATCCTAATGGATCAGCAAGCAACGTGATTAATTGCCGTTGTTCAATGATTGTATTGCCAAAGGTTGGTGCAAACACCATTGGTGCACCTATTACAGATTTAGGATTTGGTATTGCACAG